CTTTTTGACTTGTGGCTGCCTTATTATTAATCACATTGGTTCTATTCTGTGCAGCCTGATTCTTTTCTGCTGATGTTGGTGCAGATAAATTCAAACTCACATTTGTGTCTGTTGCGGTATTAACGGCAGACGATTTTGGTGCCTCATTAACCATTGGTGGTGAAACTGGTGCAGAAGCTGGTGCAGAAGCTGGTGCAGAAGCTGGTGCGGGTGTAGTTGATTCTTGCGGAACAGGAGATGCCATTTTAGATTTTGCATATTCTTTAGCGGCATCAAAATCTGCTTGTGTTGGTTTTTTACTTGAATCTAATAATGATTTGTAATTGCCATTTCCTGCATCATAAAATCCTTTTTTACTCAAGTATTCATTCATTAAATCTTTTTCACTTCTTACAGGAGAAGTTTCTGTTGTAAGTTTATCAAAATTATCTAAGGCTGCTTGTGCTTTTGCCGAACCTTTGGCCGCAGAGGCCTCTAAAGCACTTCTAACACTTTCTTTATTGTATCCTTGATCCACACCAGCCATATCAGCATCTGTACCTGTACTATTGGCAAAATAACCTTTTAATTTTTCTACATCACCTTCAGCTGCTGCTTCTCGTATTTCTTTATTATTATTGTATATTGCAAAAATACCAGCAGCAACTAACATGGCTGCCAATGCATATGGATTTACAGCAAATCTCAACCAACTTAATTTACTAAGCCAATTAATACCAGTTAAAAAATTCTTAACATTTTTCAAATCATCAATAAATGATTGTAATTGTTGTTTCAATCCGTTTATTATATTCATAATGCCATCTAATAAACCACCTTCTTTTTCTTTGGTGGCAGTTTCACCAGTTCCACCAAAACCAACATTAGCTAATGCTTTCAATAAATCTGTGTGTCGTTTATCATCTTTTAATTTTGCACTTTCTCTAAGATTGTTTTCTTTTTCTCTAAGTACCATATCTTTTTCATGGCTCTTCTGTAAGAAGGTAAGAATCTGATTCAGTACAACTTTCATTCCACTGGTATCTTCACCATCACCTTGACCTGGTAGACCTGTTATTTTTTTCTTTCTTTCACCAATTGGACTTGCACGGCCAGCAAAGTATTCAATATCTTCCCTAGAACGACCAAACATTCTACCAATAAGTGAAGTAGCCAAACGAGATTTGCCAGTTAAGGCTCTGACCATATTAAGTACATCAAATTTTTCTCTGATGCCTTTCATTCGTGCTTTTGTTCTAAGACTCAGAGCACCGCCAATGGCACCACCAATACCTTTACCACGAATAAGTTCATCAGCAATTAAGTCTGATACAGAACGATTTCTAATGGTTCTGGCTTGTCTATAGGTTAATTGATTGTCCATTTAATTGCCTTTAATTATAAGTTCCAAACATTTTTTTGAAAATTTCAGCTGTATCATCTTGGGAATCAGTATTTTTTGTGGGTGAGACACCTTGTTGATTTATAACTGTGGTATTTGTTCCAACAGGAGAATTTTGTTGTTGGCCATTCAACTCTTTTTTACCATCTTGGTTTTGTACAGAATTTTGATTTAATTGGTCGCCACTATTATTAGTATTATTAACTGATAATGCCTGAGAAACATCTTTATTAAATCCTGAAGCTTGTATTCCTATGTCACCTTTATTAAAGTAACCTTTACCACTTTTATCAAAACCTTGGTTGTCAGAATATACAACACCATAAGTATAATCTTTACCATTTTGTTTATAAAGTGTATCTGTGCTTTTTATACCATTTACTGTTTGACCAGGTTTAATACCCATTATAAAATCATTTGGTTTATTCTTAAAAGCCGGAAGAAAAATAGCAGAATATAAAGTTGCTAAATCAACATTTCGTCCTTGTTGTTTAGCAATACTAGCAGATTTTTCAAATCCAGAAAATTTTAAGTAATCATCAATAATTGGCAATTGCTCTTCTATTGATAATTTTTTTATATCATCAACTGTTCCAATATTTTTTACAGATGCCAACTTTGCTTCTTTCATATCTTTTAATGTTGATGGCATTATCTGTATTAAACCAGATGCTTTAGACGTTGGATTTTGAGCAAAAGGTTTCATTCTAGATTCATTCATCATAAAACTTAATAAATCAGGAACACTTGTATTATATTTTGTTGCTATTACTCCTAAACCAGACATAAAAGCAGCATTTTTTGTTGCAGAAAACAAAAATTCAGAGCCTTTTGGTACAGGAATGTTTTTTGGAATAACACTTGGACCTGCTTGTGGTGTTGCGCTTGGTTTATTTTCTGGTAGTTTATTTTTTTCCGCAGTTGCTGCTTCTTGCGCTTTCCGTGCAGCTTCTTCTTCATCTTTTAATCTTTTTGCTGTTTGTCTAGCTTCTTCTTCTTTTAATCTTTTGGCAGTTTCTTCTTCAGCTAGTCTTTTCTTTTCAGCTTCCTCAGCTAGTCTTTTCTTTTCAGCTTCAGCTAGTCTTTTCTTTTCTTCTTCAGCTAGTCTTTTCTTTTCTTCTTCAGCTGCTTTTCTTTCAGCTTCAGTTTTTGCACGAGCTTTAGCTTCTTCAGCAGCTTTCTTTTCTGCTTCTGCCGCTTTTCTATTTGCTTCTTCTTTTGCACGGTCGGCAGCTTTTCTTTCAGCCTCAGTTTTGGCTTCTGCGGCTTTGCGGTCAGCCTCATCTTGAGCTCTTTTTGCATCAGCTTTTTCTTTTTCTAATTCTTTTTGTCTTGCTGCAGCTTTTTCTTGTTCGTCTTTAACTCTTTTTGATTCTCTTTCTTGTGCAGCACGTTCATTTTCTGCTTTCTTTGCGTCAGCAGCATCTTTAGCTTCTTTAGCTTTTCTATCAGCTTCCGCTTTCTTTGCATCAGCATTTCTTTTAGCGTCATCAGATTTATTTGGAACTTTATCAGGTTCTTTACCTTTTTCAGGTTCTTTACCTTTACCAGTAGGTGGTGTTGGCTCTTCTTCTTTTTTGGTTTTGCGTTTTCTTGGTGTGACTGGTTTTTTCTTTTTTCTACCAGTCAAAGCCTTGATGATTTCTTTGTTTCTTATATCTTTTTTTAGTTCTTCGGATTCTAAATGGCTATTGACCATTTCATGGTTGAGTTTCTTGTCCTCATCCATAATCTTCATCATCTTATAGATTTCACCTAAGACTTTGGCAGGCGGCATATGATTTTTATCAACCAACTCAGAAGATGAAGTTTTATTAAACAAGTTACCAGTGTTGTGCCTTAAATTCCACATGGCAAACTTCTTTGCGCCACCAAGCAATGACTTACCAATACCACCTAAGGACATTCTGCCGACTGATTTTTTAGTTTTGTCTGATGGTTCTGCCATTTTATTTTCTTAGTTTTTCTTTTATCTTCTGGTTTTCTTCCTCAATATACTGGACTAACATTGCAATGTATATGTCCCTTTCCCATGGCATCATATTGTCTAATTCAGTCAGACTGTACTTATGGTGCTGCATCAAAGAGAAATTTGTCCTATAATGATTTCTCAGGTTATCATGACGAAAGGTTATACGAAAAAACTTTCAAGGCCTTCCACATTAATTACATGTTGGAAATTACACTTACTGCAAGTCATCTCAAGTTTTTCTTTCATTTTTGGTAGATTATTAAAAAACTTCTCAATCTTTTCAAACTGTTGCTGATTCAAATTCTCAACAAACTCTACCATTTCTTCAATTGGTGTTTCTTTACCATAATAGAATTGGTCACCATCATAAATGTATTCAATACTACGAGCCAGCATATTAAATGTAATCTCTGTTTCATCTTCAATATTAGCAGAGTCTTTGACAATACCAAACTCAGGATACTTCATTCTAATAGAAAGTTTATCATTCAACTGAATATCAGGAGAAATAGTTTCATCTATCTGAACCTTAATCTCCAACAAATTGATATTGTGTTCCATTGTATTGCCACATTCTTTATCATCAACTATATTATTACAACGATATTTTGATTCAATTACTTCACCTACAGATTTTGCTCTGAGGTTAACAAAGTAGAATTCAACGTCAATAATTGGCAATTTGTCAATATCAATATTTTCAGTCAAAGTACAATTATGTAAAATGTCATAGATGGCACTATGTACAGAACCAGAATCACTGTTCTCCATGGCCATCAATAAGTTTCTTTGTTCTTTAACTAGAAACGGACGATATTTAAGTTTTTTCTTTGAAACTGGTAAATCAATTTCGTATGTTGGCACATCAATTTTTGGTAAAGCCATAATAACTCCTTATAGTAAAATCAGAATACGACAAACTGGTTTGGTTCCCATCTCGTATATGCAAATGTAACTACCAATTTATGGTAACTATCAGAACTCCAATCCAAGTCCATTTGATTCACGGACATTGGAAATGCATTAATAACACGCACCGAATATGATAAACTGTTTGATACATCATATTGGTTGATAATCATATCACAACAATAATCGGATTTATAAGCAACGTTATTTGAGTATGATGGATTAATAAGTTCAAGCCAAGCATCAAATAATTGTTTTTGTGCCATATCATCATCAACAATAAATGTCAGGTCTAAATCGGTGTATGTGGTAATATTTACAAACTTTTCAATTGGACCATATGTTTTCTGTTCAACTGTATCAAATGTTCTACCTGGAAGTTGTGCAGCTTCACAACGTAAAGTCAAATTCCTATTGTATAGAAGCATCAATGGAAATCCAGCAGGCGGTAAAATAGTAACATCAAACCTATTGTTTCTTGCAATATCTTTGGTGAAACTTGATATAAAATTACGTAAACTTGTTGCCGCCATTTATGAATTCCTTATTTCTTCTACGGATTCTTTCCAGACCTTAGATGCCGTTGCCTTTTTGAATTGTTGTACGGGTAAATACATTGCCACATCCCATTCCTCAGGTTCGACTGCTAGTATTCTAGACCTTATGTGTGAATATAAGTATCGTTTGAGACATGGCCTGAACTCTTTATACTTTTTGGATGCGGCCAGGATTTCATATGATACACGCAGACGCATAATTTCATTATCATCGTTCAGGACTGCTCTGGACATCAATTTACGCATGAAATATACTCTGTACTTCATTGGTAGGTAATGTAGGTTCAATCCAAGGAAACCATCAGAATATGATTCAAGTGGTATTACAAGAGGGAATTTGTCATAATAATCTAAATCATTCTTACCTTTTGGATCATATACAAAAAAATACATACCACCAATTTTGAATTTTTTGGTTGCATTTGGTATAGGTCTTGCACCTTTAGGTACAAACCTACTTTTTTCTTTGGTCATTGGAACAGAAATCGCAAGTGGATTTCTAAGTGAAGCAACCTTTGCAACGAGCCATTTCATTGATTCACGGCTCATCGTCTGCAAATCAGCAGCAGATTTTTCTTCAGCAAGAGTAGTAAGGAGTGAGGGTTTTGTAGCCATGACTTATTTAGTTGAAGATTTTAAGCAATTTTTAGATATATACTCATATGAATACATATAAAATAACACAAAAACAGTTTAATGACACGAATAAATTACTTAGTGATTTTTTTAATGTGTCTTATACATACATCAAAATTGAAGAAGATGAAATAATCTCTAAAAATAATGGATGGGGTGGAAAAACGATAGGTACAACAGGATACAAATACACCGAAGAACAGAAAAAAAATATAAGTGATTCGTTAAAAGGAAATCAATTTTTTTTAGGTAAAACACATACAGATGAAACCAAACAAAAAATAAGTAAATCACAAACGGGTAAAAAGTGGTCAGAAGAAACCAGAAAAAAATTAACCGAAAAGAGAAAAAGCCAAAAACACACTGAAGAAACAAAACAAAAAATGAGAGAAATTGCTTTGAAACGAGAAGAAAGAAAAAGAATTTTGAAGTTTCAAACTTTGGGTAATTGATCCTCAGTGAATATAACAAATTCCCAATTACGGTCTAAACAATATTCAGTTGCAGCTTTCCATTTGGATTGATTGACTCCCCAAGTAGTAACTTCAGTAATATATTGTTTAGTTATTCTCCTTTGTTGTTGTGGTGGTTTAGTTTGTTTCTTTGGTTTCACTTCAATCATCCAAGTTGATAGTTCACCTTTACTATTTTTAACTCGTATAACAAAATCTGGAAAGTATCGGTGCCATTTTCCATCAACAGGAGAAACATAAGGTACAACGATTTCTTCACTTGACCAAGAAATAACCCAATCCTCTTTGTCAAACTTGTGCATAAACCTCGCTTCCCAACTTGAGCGATATATGATATTTTTGTGGTCCCCAACATATTTTTGAGGATTTGTGGGTCTAAATGTTCCAGAATATGCCATAAATAGGTATATAGCGTTTTTATAAAACAAGGAAAATAATGGCTGCAACTGCAACATTTCAAGATACCACAAATAATAGTATATTAAATACCATACAAGGTGTACCAGTATCTGGTTCAGGTATGGATACTACCTTTGTCGGTCCATTGTCAACTTTGCAACAAAACCCATATGCACAACAAAATCTTTCTTATCCAAGAGATTTAGGATCATCACAAAAAGCACACTCAGTTGTATTCAGAGCATATCAAATTACACCAACAGATTTTAGTAAATTATCTGGTTATATTTCTAAAGGAATCAGCACAGGTATAGATAAGTTGGTAGAAGCAAAAAATGCATTAACGAATCCAGACACATATACAAATATTCCAGCTCAACTTGATAAACAGATTGAAGAATTGAAGCCATACGCAAATGATCCAAAAGGTTCGCTTGATGCATTTGGTAATAAAATTGTAAATGTCTTTCAAAATCTTACTTCTGATGCTAAGGATGCATCGGGAGCAGTTAGTGATACTATCAGTTCTATAAATTCTGCTAGAGCAACAGATTATACAAAAGCACCCACTGGTGATGTTAAGGATACAATAACACTCTATATGCCAGATAATGCTGAATCTAATTATAGTGCTTCATATGGTAAAATAGGATTGTTAGCGGCCGCAGCTTCTGTTCCTGTTCTTGGTGCAATACCAAATGCCATTCAAGGTATTTTAGGAAATGAAGCGGTTAAAGTTGCAATGCAAACTATGGGTTATGTTTTCAACCCACAAGAACAAGTGATGTTTGAGGGTATAGATTTTAGAACATTTAATATGTCTTTTACTTTGACACCATTTTCAAGAGAAGAAGCAACTCAAATTAAAAACATAATCCAAACATTCAGAAAAAATGCAGCACCAAGAATAGCATCAGGTGGAGTTGGTTTCTTTTTTGTACCACCTTCTATATTTGAAGTAACATTTAAGTATGGAGAATCAGAAAATCCAAACATAAACAAATTAAAACGATGTGTATTAACTGATGTGAATGTCAATTATGCACCAAACGGAACATGGTCGACACACGATGATGGTTCACCTGTACAGACTTCTTTGACATTAAGTTTCAAAGAAATAGAACTTGTTGATAGAACAGCTGTTGAGGCGGGTTATTAAAATGCAATATTTCCAAACTTTACCAAAATTAGCAGTCAAAGATAAACAATCAATTCAGATTGCAACCAATCTTTTAGCAAGAGTTAGTATAGTTTCCAGTTTAATGGAAGACCCATTAATTTATTACACATATGATATACAAGAATCTGATACACCAGAAATTATTGCACACAAATATTATGGTGATGTGAATAGATTCTGGATGGTATTATTTGCAAATCAAATGTTAGATCCACAATGGGATTGGCCTTTACCAAACAAAGTTTTTGATTCTTATATAAATCAAAAATATACAATAGTTGAACAGAGTCAAATACATCATTATGAAAAAATCATAACAAATACAACTATACCTGATGGTTCAGTTTCAACTGAAATAATTACCATATCGGAAGAAGATTACAATAATTTATTTGAAACATCCAGAACATATTCAACTATAACTGGTAATGTTAATATAACAGTCACCAAAAATGTTGTAGATAATTACACATATGAATATGATTTGAATGAATCTAAGCGAAACATAAAGTTATTGAATAAAACATATGCTGATAGACTTGAAACAGAATTCAATAAATTAATGAATAGATAATATGAGTCAGCCACCTCCAACTTCACCATTTTATTATTCACAAGATGCTGCGATTGATAAACTCAGCATTACTACCAATGGTGGTAAAGAATTTGACCTAAAATTTATAATGGTTGATTTGTCTATATTTGAGGACATTTACAGTTTTGTGATGTCCGGATATCTTATGGTTAAAGATGGTATTGGACTTATAGAACAAATGAATTTGACTGGAAATGAATTAATTACTATCAATTTTGGTAAAACAAGTAATGATGGTGGTGATTCACTTTTTTTTAGATTATATTCTATTCCAAAAAGAAATCCAGTTGGTAACCTTTCAACAGAATACATAAAATTACATTTCTGTTCCGAAGAACTGATAATTTCAGAACAAACAAAAGTTACCAAATCATACAATGGTAAAGAAATTTCTAATATTATACGTGACATTCTGACGAACTATCTGAAAATACCACCATACAGACCACAATATATACAGCCAACAACTGGTGTCTATGACTTTAATATTCCGTCAGTAAAACCATTAGAAGCAATTAGTTGGTTATCAAACTATGCAAGACCAGCGAATAATGGCAATATGAAACTGGCAGATATGCTATTTTTTGAAACACAAGCAGGTTTCAATTTTGCATCCATATCTGCATTAGCCTCTAGTGGTATAAAAAGAACATACAAATACCAACAACAAAATATTACACCAGAAACACCTTCAGATGATGTAATATCAGTACTAGATTACGAATTCGTAAAAACATTTGATACATTAAATGAAATTAGTTCTGGGGCATATGCAAATAAATTGTTATCTTTGGATCCAATAACAAGAACGGCTTGTACTACTATTTTTAACTATTCTACAGATTACAAAAAGACTTTGAATCCAAATGATACGTTTACAAATAATGGAAACAATCTGACTGGAGCATATAACAGTGTGATAAAGATGGGTATTACAAATGCCAATCAATCCAAAAACTCATATATAACACAGGGGTCTGTTGCACACGACATTTTCTTAGAGACATTTGTACCAAATAGAACAGCACAGATTTCTTTGGCAAACTATACAGTAGTCAAAATCAAAATACCAGGTGATCCTTTCATCTATGCCGGTGATGTAGTTCAATTTAACTTTCCATCTTTAACTCCACAAAAAGGTTTAGATAAAAATTATTCAGGTAGATATTTGATAACTGCTGTAAGACACATGATTCAATCACAAGGCGCACAAGGTGTATACCAGACAGTATTGGAATTGGCCAAGGATAGTAATCCTAACGTACAATAAAATAGAGTATTATAATGCAAAATTTTTTAGGTTTAGACGGATTCATTTGGTGGATCGGAGTAATAGAAAACAGGATGGATCCACTAGGACTCGGTCGTTGCAAAGTCCGTATATTTGGCTGGCATACCGATGATACAAGTGGTACAAATTCTGCTCAGATGACAATACCTGTTGAAGATTTGCCATGGGCATTACCTTTGTTGCCATTAGGTCAACGTAATAAATTTTCTCCACCAGAGTTAGGTGATTGGGTTATGGGATTCTTTATGGATGGTGAAGCAGCACAGTTCCCAATAATGATGGGTATTATGCCAGCATTTGCACAACCACCAACAACATTAGCATGAGGAAGTAAAATGGCAGGACAAACAGCAGATACACCAAATACATTAGTAAATTTAGGAGAAATTGCTACATTCAATTTTAAGGTTGTTGAAAATTCTCCACCCAATTCAATATTTTCAAAATTACTAAACACCGCAGGTGTACAGACTACACCTCAAATGGCCAGAGGTTATGTTAAAGGTTCTATCATAGACTTTTTGAATGGTCAAACCGCACACGTTTGTGATTTTAAGTTTATATTTCCAGATTTAGGTTCTATAATTGGTGAACTTGGGCTTGTAAGTCCAGTTGCAGCTATCAAAGATGCAATTAAAAATGCTAAATTGAAAGCTGCAAATAGACTAAGGTCAATGGTACAAATGATTGTTACTGGACTTAGAACAGTATTGGATGCTGTCGTTTTTGCTTTAGGTTTTGATGTGACAGGAGTAATATCATTCAATTTCAGTTTATTAAAAAAAATTGTCAGACAAATCAACGCAATAACTAAAAAGATTGCTATGGTGGTAGAAGCTGTTTTAGAATGGGTATTTCTTGCTCAACAAATCGTTCAATTAATTAACTGGATTAAAACATTACCAGCCAAATTACAACAGATGTTAAAAGATTGTTTGACTCAATTTGGAAATTCAATAACACAAGTTGCAACACAAATAAAATCTATACCAGAACAAATTGCAAGCCTTTCACAAACACAAATTACAAATATTGCTAGTGAATTTACAGCAGCTGCCAAGTTGACTTTAGATACAGTAACTTCTACCCAAACAAGTAGTTCAATTCCTGATGGAGTTGTTCAAGCTTTCAACCAACCATTAGATTCACACGTTGATACAATTCAACAATATATAATGGAAAACACTCCATCATCTGATGATTTGAAAGCAAATACAACAAGTACTAAAATGGCAAATACAAGCCGTCCCTAAAGGATTATAATGGCATTACAAGACACGAACACATATAAAGAATTAATCAACAGTGGTTATTCTCCATCTGAAGCCGAAGCTATGGCCAAGGTTATTATAGAAGGTCCTAACGTAGACAAACCAGATTTTATTACTGCATGGACAGAACCAGATTCTGCGGCAAGTGTAGATACTCCACCAGTATATCCATTTAACAATGTCACAGAAACTAAAGGTGGTCACCTATTTGAGATGGATGACACACCAGAAAGAGAAAGAGTTCGTCTACAACACAGACTAGGAACATTTGTGGAAATGCATCCTAATGGTGATGAGGTACATAAAATTGTTCGTGACGGATACACAATTATTGCCGGAGACCACAATATCTCCATTGGTATTGATGATGGCAACCTTGCAAAGAAATTAAATATTACCGTTTATGGTGATGTTTACATGAATATCAAAGGCGATAGAATTGAAGAAATTGATGGTAACTTTGAACAACACATCAAAGGACATTATACACAGACTGTCAATAAAACATCCACAATGACTTCTTTTGGTGATATGGTTATTAATGCTGGATCGACATTAGCTGGAACATTAGAAGTCAACACACCAGATTCGGTTGTGTTTTCTGCTGACCTTGCTGTTGCAGGTGAAGTCACTTGTGATAAATTAACAGCTGCATCAAGAGTAGATGCAGGTTCTGGTATGAGTATTGGTGCCGGTGTTGTTGCTGCAGCAGCTGCGGCCGCTGGTTTCCCTCCGGCAGGTTTAGTTGTACTTAATGGCGGCGGAATAGGTGTTTTTCCTGCACCAGTTGGTGTTGCGATACCTGGTTTTATTACTAATGTTGGTCCAATCGAATCTGCTACACAAATGGGAGCTCCATTAATGACATCTGTAATCAGTGGTTCAATTATTGGAAGCGATATTGTCAATACAATAATAAGAAGAATACGCAAAACATTTACAGCTGCTGGCGATGCAGTATTGCCAGAAGATTTCGAAATACCATATTAATGTTGTATTAAATTTTATTGAAAAAGGAATATTAAATTATGGCCAGTATATACGGAAGATTAGGATTCGATTCAACGAATCCAATAGCAAATTCATCAGTGAAAAATTATGATGAAAATGTAAATAACTTAATGTCAATGATTCCCAATGGAACATGGTTAAATGCGTGGCAAACAAAAGATGTTGCAGAAGCCAACACATCTGGGTATTTTCAGAATCCATTGATAACCACATTGGCAAACGTGCAAATTGTTGCCAATACGATGTTAGGATTAACGTCAAATAATAAAATCATAAATGGAAGTACTAATACGATTACAACTCTGTTAGCCAACACAAGAACTAATGCGAGATCCATTGGATATTCCAATACAGCAGCATCAATTGTATCAGAATGTGATAATTTTTCATATCATACCAATCGTCTGTCAAATGTGATAGATCCAGACAAAAATGTAACGTTACCACATTACCAAACAGCAACTGGTTATGGTACCCTTATGTGTTATATCACAAATCAATCTGATGGAATTCAAAATAATTCTCCTATGATGGGGTCATTTTCTAGTTTATATACACAAAATACATTAGATGCATTAGTTGCAAATACTACATCACTTTTGAATATACTTGCAAATAGTATAACACAAACAGTGATTTTAATTCCTTATTCACAAACTTACACTTCCAACATAAGTTTATCGGATGCACAGAGTTTGGATACTAATATGGCTGCAATTTACAACACAATGTATGTGTCTAGAACCAGTGACACTACTTTCTTTCAAAATTCCAAGGCAACTATGGATGATTACAATAAAGCAGCATATTTCAGTAAATTAGGTCAAAGTGAAAACCAGTTAATACAAGAACGCATAGGGTCACCTAAACTACTTTCAAGGTTAAATGCAAATACCTAAAATTCGAAATTTTGCGTTCCGGCCCAAGAATTTTCTCCGACAGCTTCAAAAGTCCAAAAAAGCGTTTTACTTTTACGATAAATAAAGAATGGCAACCTTAACAAAACTATACTCAGACATAGACTTCATGTTCACCAAAAAACCTGGGTCGGCTGATGTTGCCCTTAGTTATGATGCACAAGCGGTTATTCGGTCAATTAGAAACCTAATTTTGACTAACCACTACGAAAGACTTTGGAATCCAGATTTAGGTTCAAATGTTAACGCATTACTATTTGAGTTAATTTCACCACATACAGCAGACGCATTAAAATTTGAAATAAAAACTTTGATTGAAAATTATGAACCAAGAGCTATTGTAAAAGAGGTGGTAGTTTCACCACTACCAGATAAAAATGCATACAGTCTTTATTTAAGTTTTTTCTTGGAAAATGCAACCTTACCAACAACAATAACACTTCTTTTAGAGAGAACTAGATAAAATGGCCGGTGCTAATTCAAATATTCAGATTACAGAGTTGGATTTTAATAATATTAAAAACAATCTGAAAACCTTTCTACAATCACAAGATACACTAAAAGATTATAACTATGATGGTTCTGCACTAAGTGTTCTTTTGGATGTTTTGGCATATAACACGCAATATAATGCATATTACCTGAACATGGTTGCAAATGAGATGTTCTTAGACACTGCATTGATTAGAAATTCAGTGGTTTCTCATTCAAAATTGTTAGGATATGTACCAAAATCAACTATTGGACCTGAAGCCGTAGTTAATTTGACGATGTATCAAGTTACCGATGCGTCATTAACACTACCAAAATTCACTAACTTCCTTTCAGAAGCAATTGATGGTATAAATTATAACTTTGTGACAACAGACGCAACGACAGTTTCGGTTGTTAATAATCAAGCAGTCTTTGCAAACACCACAATCAAACAAGGCACACCAGCATCATCATCTTACTTGGTAGATGAAACAACCAATCCAAAATTCACATTTGGAATTAATGATACGAATGTTGACACTTCAACTCTACAAGTATTGGTGCAACAGTCATCTTCAAACAGTTCTTATGACATTTATACATCAGCATCAGACTATTTGACACTTACTGGTGATTCGATGGTATACTTCTTGCAAGAAGGATTGAATGGATATTATGAAATTTACTTTGGTGATGGCATTCTTGGTAAGAAATTAACTAATGGTAACTTAGTAAAAACATCATACATCGTAACTTCTGGTACATTGGCATCTGGTGCAAACAGTTTCATATTGATGGATCAGATATCTGGTTACTCTAACAACAGTGTTCAGTCAGTATCTTCTGCATCACAAGGTTCTGGTAGAGAAAGTATATCATCTATCAAATTTCAAGCACCTAAGAACTATGCAGCACAAGGTCGTGCAGTTACAAAAGAAGATTACATTACAGCAATACAACAGAATAGTTTAGGTTATTCCTTTGATGCTGTTAACGTTTGGGGTGGCCAAGAGAATACTCCACCAGTATATGGACAAGTATTTGCTTCAGTGAAACCTGCAGGTGCATATTCATTGACACAGACTCAGAAACAGAGATTGATTGATGATGTTATAAAACCAATTTCTATGATGACAGTTGTTCCAACTTTGGTTGATCCAGACTATACTTACATCCAGATTACAGTTAATTTATTATACGATCCAAAGAAAACATCTTTATCACCAGGTCAAATCAAAGAATTGGTGAAAACAACTGTTTATAATCTTGCACAATCATCATTAAATACATTCAATTCCACATTTGTTGCAACAGATTTCACAAATGCAATTAATAATTCTGAACAATCTATTGTGACAAATGAAATTTCTCTGCAAGTACAGAAGAAATTTTATCCAAACTTAACATCACCTACAACATATAAACTATACTATGGAACTCCGTTGAAAAAAGGTATGTTCTTGAGTGGTGTAAACAGTTCTCCTGGTGTACAGTTCAGAGACAAATTAAATCTATCAACTATCATTGATGGAATTTATATTGAAGAAGTTCCATCATCAACTGGTGGTGTAGATTCTATCACAGTATTGAATCATGGTTATGGATATCAATATGCACCAACAGTTACAATTCAAGGTGATGGTTCTGGTGCAACAGCATCTGCCGTATTAAATGCTGATGGTACAATCAAACGCATTGACGTATTAACATCTGGTAATAATTATACAAGTGCTACAGCAACAATCACACCTGCACCAGGAGATACTACAGGTACTCTAGGTGCAGCTGTGGTAATTCTAGCAGGTCAATATGGTACATTGAGAACTTACTACAATAATACACAAAATGTAAAAACAATTTTTGATCCATCTATAGGAACAATTGATTATAATAATGGTATTGTAACACTTAATTCTTTTGGACCAATTGAAGTTGATGATCCACTAGGACAATTAACAATTTCTGTCAATCCAACAACAAGTATACTATCTTCATCGTATAATAGAATTATTACAATTGATCCTTATGATTCTGGTGCGATTGTTGTTAATGTTACAGCCAAAACATCATGATAGTAGCAGATAAAAAAACGTCCTTACTGGTACCTTACCAGTTACCGGAGTTCGTTCGGGATAATCCTGAATATCAAAACTTTGAATTGTTTTTGGCCGCATATTATGAATGGTTGGAATTGGCCAATGCATCAAACTCTGCAATTACTACAGCCAATACAACAGGTCAAGGTGTAACATTCGCATCAAAGAATCTTTCAAACTATGCAGATGTGGATTCCACAATAGATGGATTTATTGACTACTACACCAACGATTTTCTACCTTATTTTCCAAGTGAGATAATGGTAGATAAGAGAGAAGCAGTAAAGTTTGCAAGACAATTATACCAATCTAAAGGCACACCAGCTTCTTATCAATTTCTTTTTAGAACTCTTTATGATTCTGATTTTGATTACTTCAATACTAAAGATGCGGTACTAAAGGCATCTGACGGTAAATGGTATGTAGCAAAGAGTTTGAAACTGGCCACATATGATGAAAACTTTCTAAACATTACCAACCTAAGATTGTTTGGTGAAACAACAAAGTCTATTGCAACAGTAGAAACATCAGTTTTGGCTGGCACAAAGACA